AAGATAGTTCTAAAGAAAATTAATTGACTTCTAAAATCCCAGGTGATAGTTTATAAGCTAATGGAGGTATTTAAGTTATGGCCGACAAATTGAATCATCCACGAATTATGTCCAGACTGATCAACGAGCCTTGGCTTATCCAAGAAGACTATCTCGTTAAAATGATTGAGATAGCTAAGGGCTATGGGGACGTTGGAGCAGTAGAGACCAAGCGGTCTCGTCCATTAGAGCAAACGGCACAAGCGTTTGTTCGAGATGGTGTAGCACATATTCCGGTTATGGGACCAATCTTTCCGAGAGCAAATATTTTTACTGAGATCAGCGGCGGTGTTTCGATAAGCACCCTTGCAAAGGATTTCCAAGTCGCTCTTGATGATCCAGATGTTTCCTCGATCATCCTTGATATAGATTCCCCAGGTGGGGCAGTAACCGGAACCAATGAAATGGCTGATATTATCAGGGCGGCCGGAGCACAAAAAGATGTGACTGCATATGTTAGCGGTACCGCTGCTTCTGGCGGATACTGGTTAGCAAGTTCAGCACCCGAAGTTGTGATTGATGCTACCGCGAGAGTTGGTGGTATTGGAGTTGTTGTAGCCTACCCAGGCAAAACTGAAGAAGATTCAGTGGAGATTTGGAATAGTGCAAGCCCAAATAAGAGAATTGACGTTTCCACTGAAGAGGGCAAGAAGGTTGTATTGACAGAGTTGAACGCTATTGCTGATGTGTTCATAGGATCAGTTGCCAAATTTAGAGGGGTTTTACCTGATAAGGTAATATCCAGCTTTGGCAAGGGTTCGGTTTTAGTTGGACAAAACGCCGTTGATGTTGGGATGGCCGATAGGCTTGGGTCATTCGAAAGTCTTCTGGCTGAAAAAAGCATTTTAAATGTTAATATTAATGATGGAGGATTTATTATGGCAGAAGGGAAAATCGAGATCACCGCTGATTCCCTGAAGACTTCTGATCCTGATGTGTTTGAGAGCATTAAGACTCTCGGCAGAGAAGAGGGTGTAGCCAGTGCCAAGAAAGTAGTTGATTCCAAAGACTCAGAAATTATTGGTCTGAAGGAAAAGATTACTTCTCAAGACAACCGGCTGGTAACCCTTGAGAAGGTTGAAGTTCTCAGGACCGAAAGGGAAATGAAATCGGTTGCAGGAGCCACTGTGTCGGCTGCTTTGGCAGCCAGTACTATTCCCACCAGGCTGCATGAGAGAATACGCGCCACCTTGGGACACGGTAAGTTTGTCGTTGATGGTCAACTGGATAATAAGGCTTATTCGGAGCACGTTATGGCCGAGGTCAAGGATTGGGAAGACAATCTTACACAGGAATCTGTTGTTCAGGGTTTTGGTTCTACCAATCAAACACCGGTCGAGGGGTCTGACCCCGCGAATGTCGATGCGATAGTTACTCGTATGGCAGCTTCCGCTGGTCAAACAATTCAATAATAAGGGAGGATAATCATGCCTATAGGTTTAGGGGGCAGCATGCCCCAACTTAATCGGTCTGGAGAAACTCCGGGACCAAAGGCGCTGTTTCATTCAGTAAGAGATATTGCGCTGATTAAGGACAAGACAATCCAAGCTGGTTTTGGTACTTTGAAAAGCGGTACCATAATGGCTACTAATGCCGTAACCGGGGACCTCGTTCCCTATACACCGGTAGCTTTTGCTCCGGGTCAGATGAGCAGAGCTTATTTGGTTACGGATTTTCTTACTGGTGATGACTTTTGTTATGTTACCATAGCTGATTCTTATAAATTGGCGGTTGGTGACTCAATAGTCCTTGCTAACAATGTTCCACTTTACGATGACACCGGTAGTTATATCCTTGCTATTGATAGAACTACAGAGCCGCACAGAGCATTGGTAACTTTCACAACTGGTATTGCCGTTGCTACTTTCACCACGGCCCTTGCCGCTTGTGTTTATTCCAAGTCTGGTGCTGCCGGTAATTTTTCTGACGCCACTTTCATTCTTGACCAAGATGTTTTTACTGGTACGGATGAAAATGCTATTGGTGCAAATACATCAGTTCTGATATCCAATGCGATTTTGTATACTGGTGCTCTTATTAATCATGATGCCGCTTCTGCTACTTCTCTTGGTACCATTGCAGATGGTTTTCATACAATCCTGAAATAAGGGGAGGTAAAACAATGAAAGGATCTGCTGGAATACCTGCCCTTCAACTTGAGGTACTGAATAAACTCATTACCACATTTGACCGGGCACCGACCATGTTTTTTTCGGGGCTTTTTGGTACTACTCAATATGAATCCGATACAATCAAGTGGGAGATCGAATACGGTTCGGCCGGAATGACCCCGTTTGTTGCACCTGGTTCTATTGCCCCGGCAATCGGTCTCGATGGAATCGGCGAAGCAAGCGCCAAGGCTGCTTTCTTCAAAGAGAAGATGTACTACGACGAAGTTTTTCTTAATAACATCCGCCAGCCCGGTACATGGGCCACCTATCAAACCTCGGAGCGTAAGCTCTCCAGGGGTTCTCGGAAACTCCGTAATCGGATTGACCGCAGGCGTGAGTGGATGATGGCCATGATGATAACTAATGGTGTTTTGACATATACCCATACCGGTGGTACGAAGTTCACTATCAGTTACGGTATTCCTGTTAATCATCAGATAGCCCTAGGCTCCACTCGGTATTGGGGAACTGGTACAAATAGAGACCCCATTGAGGATATCTTTGATGCCAAGACCTTGCTTGCAGATGATGCGGGTGTGGTTCCCAATGTTATAATTCTTAATAGTGATTTGTTGAAAACCCTGATGTTGGATACCAAGATTCAGGCCCTGCTTGAGAAGTCCACATTTGGAAACGGTGATCTGTTTGCCAATCCTCGCCAAGTTATTGGTACTCTGTTGGGCGTTGGTGATATGCAGGTTTATGATGAACTCTACGAAGTTACCGGTTGGATTACTGGCAATGTAACTGGTGGAACTACTACGGTAATCTCAGTTGATGATGCTACAGATTTTGAAGCCGGCGGAAAGTTGAGATTCGTGGACCTGTCTGAGAATAACACCTATGAGGATGAGGTAATCAGCTCGGTGGATCATGCTGCCAATACTGTTACTGTGGCAACAGCTCCTACTGCCTCGTTCAAGGCAAATGAGGACAAGGTTATCATGCGGAAGAAGTTCATCCCCGATAACAAGTTCCTGATGCTGAGTACCAATTCTGGTAATAACGATCCTATAGCGGAATTCATGGAAGCTCCGTATGGGGTAGACCGCAGATGGGGTATGTAGCCTGATAAAAAAGAGGAGTGGGACCCTGAAGGTCTGTGGTTGCGTGTGCAAGACAAGGGCCTCCCTGTTCTTTATCATCCCGATACCATTATACAAATGCAAGTAAAAGCCTGAGCTAAGTAGCTGTAATTGCTCAGTTTTTCATGTTGAAACCTTTTGGGGTGGTCAAACATCCCCAAGGGGCTTTTAATTTGTAAACGCAATCCCAAATGGAGGACTACAGGTGGACGTAAAACTAAATGTTACATTAAAGGTTGGTGATGGTACAATATATCAACCTGGACATATATTTCGAGGTTCATTCTCTTCACTTCTGGAGGACGTGCGGGACTTGGTTAAGAAAGATAGCCCCTTGATAGAGGTGTTACACACTATTAAACCCAGAGGAAAACTGGAGCCGAAGCCTGTGCTAGATCCGGAAGGGGCAGCCGCAGCCGCAGAAGCAAAAGAAGCAGAAGCAGAAGCAGGAGAAGGAGAATTTGATGGGGAAGAACTCGCTAAGGCAAAGACCAATATAAAACCTCTGAAGACGAGGTCCTAAAATGGCGATAGCCGACCAAGCAGCTCTAATTGCGGCGACTCAAAGCCTGATGGGTGATTCGTTTGATAAAGTCACCGATCCTGGATTTGTGCAGGCTGCCACACAAGCTGAATTAGAATTGCCATGGCCCTACCCCATCACTGTCGGAGCCAAGGAGTTCTGGATGGTGGAAAGGTGTAGAAGGCATGTTATTTATGTCTTAATGGTTGAGTCAGCCCATAAGTTTCAGTACCGATTAATTCACCTTGAGCATCGTTTCAAAAATTACATCCAGCTTGTCAAAAACATGGATGAAGCCTTTTACAAAGCTATGGAAGATGACCCCAATGGTATATTTGATGATATAGGGGCCGCTTTCTCAGACTTTGCTTA